TCATTGCAATAGCATACATCTGTTCTTCAGATGCTTGTGCATGAATACTTTCACCTGCTCCGCAAGCATAGGCAAATTCTTTCTTCCACCAGAAGTATCCTTTTACGCCGGACTGTACGCACTCTTGATACCAATCTGGTTGTGCGTAAGACTTGCGTTCGGGTACATCCTTCATAGAAGAACAGCCAGTTGCCAAAATGGACAATGCCAAAACAGCGGAAGTTAAAATTGCCTTTTTCATAATGTGCCTTTCTGTGTGTTGATTAATAGTTTTCACTATGTACATAGTATAACACCACCCGGAGGTGGTGTCAACTGGTTTGGTAATCGAATTACTTGAAGAATATCAAGGCCATGAAAACGGCCTGAACAATAAATCCAAAACCAATTGTTACTAAATTAAGCATGTCCTTTTGAACAGCCGCTTTGACAAACAACATGGCCAAGCCTGCCCAAACTAACAATACCAGATCAACTCCGGGGAGTCTATCAGTAAGTCCTGCCATTACTGCAAGTAAACTAGGGATAGTTGCGGCATGTAAAATCACCACTGCAATCCAACCCAATGTTTCCGCTGAAATATGGCTGAACTTTTCAGTTACGAATTTTTGTATGTTATCGAGAGTCATCTTTTGTCCTTTGGTTTATAAAAAATGTGATTGCCAATTACGCCAATCTTTTCCAAATTCCATCTTGGATTGACATAGTTTGCATGATAATACAACGCTTCTTTTAAGACGTCAAGTTTAAAGCCTTCCAAAAGAACCTTTTTGGCCACTTCGTAACTTTCGTCATATGCAACTTTGTTTATTGGACGAGTCTTAGTGGCACTGTCGCAAAACCATGAGAATTGGCAAACGACTCTGTTCATTGTAACACTCTTTTGATAAATGACTCCGCAGACATCATCGCCAAACTGCCCAGACTTGACGCGGTTCATAACTACCTGCGCCACAGCAACCTTGCCCTCAAAGGGTTCGTGTCCTGCTTCTCTGTAGATGTTCATGGCCATACAATCTAGTTGACGCTCTCGTGTCTTGATTGTAACAACATCTTGGCTGTAATAGCCGCCTTTTTGTTTTAGAATTTCAAACTTCTTTGTGGTAACTGAGTTGATCAGAATAACCACACCAATCAGTCCTATTAGATAGGTACTGAACTTTACTAACTTTTCCATAGTGTTCTCCTTTTCACTTGGTGTGATACTTACTTCATATCACATTACATTAAAGAGAGATACTCAACGAGGCTCTTAATGAACCCTACTTTCGTGAGTTGTCTCCATTAGCCCTTTGCTAACAATTTTCATTAGCATCAAACCTTTGTCGAACTTGGCATCCCGAACTTCGGGTTTCTCATTGGCCAAGACTCGCGGACATAACTTCTGCTTGTGACTTCCATTATGCCACTATCTTAGTTTCTTACGAAACAACGCTTTTTTTAAAGCGGTAATATATATAGCACCGATTGGAGCCATACTTAACTGCTACTTTATCTGCGCATAGAGGATATTGAAATAGCCTCTTCATCGCTAAACACAGGTACTGCATTACTTTTATGCATGGTAGCAATTCCCTTTACCATAGTGCCAGTGTAAACGTTACTTGGTTTAAGAACGGCATTACCACCAGTATCTACACTTTTAATATGTGCAGTAGTATTGCGGCCTTCGGGGATCTTTAGGCTGTAACAACTAGATAAACTCGGCGCTGACATTGCTCGAGTACGTTTCTTTTCGTCTTGTTCAATGCCTTGACGTCTAAGCAGATCTTTCCACGATTCTTCCAATTGTCTAGCCTTTCTTGCATGTTCTGCCGAAGCAAACTTTTTCTTGCCTTTGCGCTTGCCTGTGGTACTAAGCCATGGGCCTTCTAAATGCATACTCAAAATAAGTCTCCAAGTAAGTTACTGTAAACATTATTATATGCTCTTTACAACTATGTGTCAATGTGTTTGGTTAGAACAACTTTTGGCAAACCTGTTCTAATAGATCATATAATTCAGAATTCATGTGTTTGGGATCAAGTATGAATTCTTCGTCTTCGACCAATTCCCAATCTGGAACCCCTAATAATTCCATTGCTTCTCGTTTTGAAAGGGACTCGCCACGTTGTGAACTGACCCAAAGCACGGTCATCAGCATACAGGCAAATACTGCATCATCTCTGTATATATCGTTGTCTTCACACCACAGAATAGTTTCTCCAAGATAATACTCGATGTCCTCTATTCTATGTTCTAATTGATCCACCCAATGCTGAGTGTCCTGCCTAGTCCAATACTTCATGTAATTTGTTCCAATAAACTCATTAACATTTCACGGTGATGAATTGCTGTAGGCTGTTTGCCACCGGAAGTTGCATTTTCATATATTGTCCACGGCACAACATATAGGGGGACATTGTGCTGAGCACACACTGCACGAATCATGGTTTCATTCTTTTCATGATTATACCTATTAGAAACATCATCTATTGTAAGCACGTATTCTGGAAAAGGAGGTTCTCGCCACGGACTCCACGCAGTCATATAATTTTCTTGAACTATTTCCCTACGATCGGGTTGAGCCCATAGTACTGCAACTTCTAATTTTCTACACAATGGTTTAAAAAAAGGTACTACACAACTAATCATACGAGCAGTGGTATCCATGGCTGCACCAGGGATTCCAAAATTTAATACTCTTGTATTGGGTAAACATTGTTCTAACATCCTCGGCCACGATTGTTCGTTCCTAACCAATAGTCCAAACACACAACTATGTCCAAAAGTTAAAATAACTCTGTCAAACTCAAAGTAACCTTTAGTATATTCTGCTTCTCTGTATCCTTGACTATTTAAAGTATAATATACATCTGTATTATTTTGTTCAGTTTGAGATATAAATTTTTCGCTCTTGGCGCAACGTGTTTTTCCTGCTCCGGCTTTCATTAATTGCTGTGTAATCCATGCAGGTGGTATATGAGGATAAAAATAGTTTGCGTTCATAGCAAATATTTAACTAGATACTATTATCCGATTACGATTTCGTAGATTTCCCGCCAATTCTTAACAACAGGGTAACTCGGTTTATGGTGCATGTTATGCCCATGTTCTATTAGAATGCTTTTTAGTCCTAGATTATGACCAACATCGGAATTTTCGGGCTTGTCTTCGATCCACCACATGCCCGAATCTTTGTAGGGAGCCAATGCTGAATCTTTGTCTGCACCTGTATCTAAACAGATTACTGATTCAATAGCATTGCCAAATAGTTTACGCAGATTCATTTCACGCAGTTTACCTGCGTTCTTGTCTAGGCTTAGACTTGTAATAACACGAAACATACAACCATGCTCTTCATGCAATCGTTTAACATAGTGAGCACTATCACGAAGTGCAGGGAGGAAACCAATTGCGGCACTTTCGTTAAAGGTCTTAACGACCTTTTTGGCATCTTTTTCTTCTAGTTCATTATAGTGATGATGTAGATAATAACTTTTCTTATTATCCGCTGTTAGTGTGTAACCACGCTCTTGCATCCAAACTGAGAATGCCCATTCCCAATCCAATAATACACCGTCTGCGTCTGTAAGTATGAGTTTATTTTTCATACTAGTATTATAACACGATTTTGGCACTGTGTCAACCGCGATAAATAATGGTATGAGCCAATCAATTTCAAGAGTCGGAGATCTAGGACAAGGTGACGAGTGTGCAGATACACGCAATTCTCACCGAGCATACACAACTACCTTTATAACTGGTGCAGCCACAGTGTATATCAATAATCAAGCCGCAACAAGACTGACCACATTAGGTGATCAAAGTTGTGGTGACGGGCATACAAGTACAGCCACAACTGGTTCTGCCACTGTGTTCGTTGAAAATCTAGCAGTACACCGCATCGGTGATATAGGCGACGGACAAGTAGGCGATGTCTACACTTCAATTACTGGCAGTCCAGATGTATTTGCAGGATAATCTATGATATTTAAATTACCCGATCCACCAGCAGGCCAAACTTATGTCAACAAAGTCACTGCCAGCGGTGCGCAAACTGTGCTAGTGCCAACAAGTTCTATCAGTGAAGACGTCTGCACAGCCACTGGTAGGACCTGGGCAGAGGAGGCACGATTATATAATATTCGTAATGCACCCGACACGCCAGTTAAAAAACAAATTGCCGAACCAGGTGATCCATTTTATCAAACCGCTGAGTCTATGAAAAATCGCAATAAGACTATTAGTGGCGGAGTAAGTGCTGGTAGTTTAAAGTTTTTCAATATGCTCAGTGGTGCTAGTGCAGATAACCCTCCCAACCTTTCTGAAACCATAGACAAGATCAAAAGCGGTGCTGTCAACGCCGACATCACTGCCAGCCTGGGCAAGATCGGGGAAGTGTCAGGTACCTTGCCCGCTGGGGCAAATGCAGACCTAGAAGCAGCCAAGGCCGATATTGCAGCCAAAATGGCAAAAGCCCAAGCGGATTTGCCAAAGTTATTGGCCATTGCTCAAGGTAATGTAGACTTGTTAACTAAGAAAAAGATTGCAGAAACAGGCAAGCCTCCTACAGAAGCAGAAATCAAAGCGGCTCAAGGAGCCTTGGCTATTTTTCAAGATGGTCCTAAGTTACTAGAATCAAAGGCTGCTGAGATCAGTAAAGCAGTAGCACAGGCCGGTGAAGATTTCGGTGCCGCACTTAATAAAGGACTATCGTCTGCAAAAGATTTTACTAAAGCAGGTATTACCAAAGTAACTGATTTAGCCAAGACAGCCGGTACAAAGATAGCAGAATTTGCTTCAGGCGTACCCAGTCAAACAATTCCCGACCCTGCCAATCCAAGTGGGCCGCCAATACCTAATCCTGCCTATACTACTTTTTCTGCCAATCCTGCTAATGCTGCCAAGATAACAAAACTAGCAGAAGTGTCTACAAAGATGAATGAGGCGGCCGCTGACATGACCAGTAAGTTCGCAGCCATTGAAAATGCACAGGCCGCATCAGTTGCTGGAGGAACAGCAGATTTAAAAGCATTTGCATTTGCCGCATCATTGGCTGCGCCAGCAACCGGCCTTGCAGGTACAGTAAGAGGATTTACATTAGACCCTACTGCATTTGATGCTGGTTCTATTAGTCAAACATTAAGTGTTGCTAGTAAACTAGGCCCTAGTATTGACACTAGTCTTTATAAGAAAACTAAGGACGAAGACTTAACATATACAGGCGACGATGGTATCGTATGGGATAGAATTAACACTGAAAGGCTGAGACGCAGTTTATCCGGGTTGCCAAACCCTAGACCACTTGAGCCGCCGTTAGTGCCCGCGGGTCCTACACCCCCTAAAGATCCCGAAACAGTTATTAAAACTGCAAAAATAGTTGATCCCGATGCTGTTACTGCAACCAAATCAACTGCTACTAAAAAGAAAGCAGTGTTTGGTAAAGAGTTAGATGACAAAATCCATAACCCGTTTGTCAAAGAGTACTATACCGTTTTGACCCTTTGGGACACAGATAGAATGCAATTAGAAAAGCAAGTACTAGCCTCAAGTACAACTGAGTGGGTAGGAGATGCCGCTGATTTCAATAAAATCAAAACTGAATACAAAAGAATTATAGAAGAAAAGCCTGACGCATCAACTCGCACAGCCGAAGAAAACCTTATTTTTAAACAACGAAATTATTATAGAGGTTTATCTGAGCAGTATGCTGAACTGTTTAAAAGATATTCTTGGTCCAGCGGACGATTTAAAGAAGTAGCCACGCAATATGCAATCGTACGTGAAGCATTTATGGCTAGTAAAACATTTGGAGATTTGGCGCCGTCTACTGAATCTGCTATAATGGCCAATGTACCAAACGAGTGGAAGAAGTATGTTGGCGAAGTATATAAGTCCTATGCTGAGTTTGCCAAGGCAAACCCAGATAAAGATAAGCCACCTACTGCTTAACTGACAATTTTAATACTGGAAGTGGATTCTAAGTATTGATCAGCCGCTGGCTTCATAGTCGGTGCGATCACCGTGATAGTGTTCTTGTTCAAAGAGATCACTTTATCTTGTTCCACAGTAAACAAGTATGGTACCATAGCAAGGCCATTTGGGCCTGCGGTAAGCACCATGGTTTTTGTAAGTTTTACAAATGTATCTGTTTCTGAGTCTAGTCGTGCAACTAGTTCTTCTCCCGAAGTAAGTTTGATAGTAACAACTTCCCCGGAACTTACGCCTTTATCGATTAACATTTAACTGATCCTTTAATTTCTATTAGTGATATAACACTTGTGCTATTATAACTATGTTTTATTAAAAAGTCAATGGTATCTAGTATTTCTTTTGGTGTGATATGCTCAACAGGTGAATCCCCATTGCTGTTCCAAAGATGCGCAGGGTTTAACAATGTATGTCGAGTTGTACTAGGCTTCAATAGGATACTTTCGTTCCAATCAAATAATGCTCGCTTGCTGTGAACAGCATCATTAAATCGCCAACTCATACTGCCCACAGTTATAAAATAAGTTCTCAATCCCAGTTCATTGTGTTCGGCATACATGGGCCACAACAACTTGTTTTGATTAGAATCAGGTAAACAGTTGATCACAACATCATAGTTCAAACTGTGTGTGACAGCATCGTTAATTTTTTCTGGAATTGGAAATCCTGTACTGGCGCTGATATGATCAGCATTATATTTTCCAACGATAGCCTGGCCAAGGCCGCTGGTGCCGCCTATGACCAATATTTTCATTACTTAATAAGCCCACGGACTTCTCTTAGTCCGCCCATGTACTTGCCGTCAACAAACAATGCTGGCATTTCTGCTGTGGCGTTGGGGTCGCTGGCCAGCAGTTGGTCCACAGTGTATCCTTGTCCTAAACACTTTTCCACAAACGGTGTTTTTGTTCTATTTAGGTGTTCCGTTGCTTGTCGGCAATATGCATCACCTTCTCTTGTCCATAATACTATATTCATGATAGTCTAGCCTTTAGTTCTGTAAATCCGCCCACTAATTCTTCACCTAGAAAAATTTGTGGAACTGTACGTGCTGTTGGTACTGCTTCTAGCAAATCTTCTCGGGTGTATCCGTCACCGATTTTCTTTTCTTCAAACTCAATGCCCTTCATTTTTAACAATGCCTTTGCTTGATCGCAATAAGGGCAGTTGTGTTTACTCCATACTGTTGCTGTCATTTTCTTTCCTTATAATGATGGTAGTGCATCGTGATCTAACGACTCTGACATGATGCCGATAACATAGTTAGTCGATTCGTTCTCTTGGAGTGCAGTTTGTTTCTTGCTGGTATCCACATGTTTATTAAACCATGGGATAGGAGTAGATCTAGGTGCTGGACTATTGTACTTGATACCAATATCTTTTAGCGCACCAACTGCGGTATAGTCTACAAATTCTTTAAGAATGTTAGCGTTTAAACCAATCACTGGACCTTTGTTGAACAAATAGTCTGCCCATTCTTTTTCTTCACGGATCACATCCATGTACAATGCATATACTTCTGCTTCACACTCGTGTTTGGCCTGTGCAAATCGATTGTCTTCTTTGATCACTTGATTGATCAAATAGGCTGTCCAACCTTTATGTAGTAGTTCATCTTGCAGGATCAGGCTAATGATATTGCCGTTGCCGATAAAGATTTTGTTTTCTACCATGGCAAGGCTTGTGGCAAATGATACCATAAAGCGGAACGCTTCTAATGCATAACTTGCATTTAGTGCCATCCAGATTGCTCGGATGTGTTCATGTTCAGTGACTGCTTCTCCTAACTGTTTACGACAGTTGATCTGATGTAATGCTTCATAGTAGTTGCCTACACTTGATGCCATGTCCACAATCTCTTTAGTGTCGTGGATTGTATTGAACACATCCTTGGGCACATTATAGATGTTACGAATGATGTGACTGTATGACTTGCTGTGAATGTTGGTTTCGAAGAATGTCCAGTTATAGACCAATGCTTCTAGTTCAGGCAAACTGATAACAGGCATGAAGATTTGACTTGGACCACGTCCTTGTAAACTATCTAAGGCTGTTTGGCGTAGCAGATTACTAGTGAAGATGTGTTTAACAGCATCACTGGCATCTTTAAAGTCGTTTGAGTCCTTGGTAAGACTGACCTCTTCTGGTTGCCAAAAGAAACCACGTGCTGTGGCTTCGAAGTCTGCAATCTTCTTGTACTTGACTTCTTCAAATCGTTGAATAGTCACTGGCCCTGCTGGGTCCAGAAACATCTTGCGGTTTACATAGTCTGTCTTGGTGTTTAAATTGTATTGTTGTTTGCTCATTGTGTGTCCTGTTTTGTTAATACTGGATCATTCCAGATGTTTCTATTGTGTACTACACTGTCTTTTAACAATCTCCAGGTTCGCTCCTGGGCTGTTTCTGTCCACACAAAGTATAGGCTGTTCAACGGCGGTCTGCCAGTTGATTCGTCATATAATGTTTTGTGTTGGAAGTAGTATTTAAGCCAAATGCGTTTTCCACTAGTCATTATAGTGGGTCGCCATGCAAACCGCCTATTTTCCATCTCTTAGGATAGCGATCATGCGTTCTATCATTTCTTGTTCACCGCCACTGCCCAGTTACCACGCAGAGCAAAATACAAGCCACCTGCCCAAAGACTGAAGTGCAGGTAATCAGTGACAATAAAGGCCAACAGGCTTTCGGGTTTGATCACGGTCCATATGACACCAGTGGCAATACAGCACATCACAATGCCACTGAAACGAGTCAGCATGTCGCCTATCACTGCCACTGCATGATTGTCGCTGATGCGTGGCAAGGTAGCCAGTCCGCCTACCAACAAGCCTACTCCTGCGGCAAATTCGCCATATACCACAAACCACCATACCAATGCGGGAACTCCAAAGGCTTCTCCACCTGCGGCATCAAATGGCATCTTAGACAAGGCCTGTGTGATAAAAACTAGGGCTAAGGGAATCCTCAGCAGGATATGGCTCCAGTCTAAATCTGGTAATCGTTGCCAATAATTTTTAAAGATGTCGTTCATATTTTGGGTCCGTTAAACATTTCAGTGCTGGAGCCTCCTGCGCCTAACACACAGGCCATTTTCTCATCAAACTGAATTAGAGTCCATGATTTGGTTTCTTCATTGACAAACAAACTGTATCTTGCCAAGGGTGCGTTAGGTTCCATACCCCACCAAATGGGCTTTTCTTTGTAGTCAGCACCACTCAATAAAGTCAGCACCCTCGATGTTTCGTCACAGATCAACGGTTTTTCCAAAATCATTGATTGTGCCGTGGCAAGGCCAAGTACCAACATAATGGGAAGTAAGAAATAATATTTCAAATCACTTCATAGTGGCTGTGTAAGCCGCAATGTTCTTGATGTCTGCAGGTGACAACGCACCAGCCATGCCCCACATGAGTTGACTCTGTGGTCCAACTTGACCCTTGTTCTTGTAAGTGGTCAATTTCTTTTCAATGGCAGCGGCAGGCTGTCCTGCCAATTTGGGACCTGCACCGCCTTGTCCCTGAGCGCCGTGACAGGCTGCACATGAAGCATATTTGGCCTTGCCCTGTGCTACATCTTGTGCTTGGGCTGATACTGATACTAATGCCATTGCGGCAACTAACACTAGTGATTTCATTTTGATTTCCTTTATAAAAATATACTTTTACTTATGTTTAAGCCATAGTGATGGCAATAAATGCCAGCATAAACATCAACACTGCCCCCACAATGGGAATCACAATGTGTGCGTATTTTGTGACTTCTTCTACTGGGTCTGATTCAGATTGGTTATTCTCTTGGTTCATTTTCTTTATTCCTATACATGTCCCATAGCACTATGCCCACTACGGCTACCATTAATACTATGGCAATAATATCATTACTGATCATTTGTTCTTGCCTTGTGTTTGGCCAGTGAATCAGCACTGCGCTGTTGAAAGTCTACCATAGTATGATAGCCCATTACATAGCAAGGGCAATGCTTGCCCAGGATCCAGCGGGCTAAACGTATTCTCAGTCGTTGTATCATGCTGTTTCCTTTAACATTTGATCAGCACGGGCTATAGCGGCAAGCCGCTGATCTTCAGTGAGTTCATCGCAACGACTTGATCGGTCTGGCATGCGTAGCCAATCCACACCTGTTCGCGGTTTGTAGGCGTCTTCCACTGTGCGAAACACAGCCCAGGTAGCAAATACCATGCTGATGATGGCAATGTGCCCAATCATGTTGTAGCCAATGGTCATTAATTCACCTACATAAAGGCCAAATGCTAGACTCCAAAAACAGCCCAACAAGATTGAAGCAAAGTATTTGATGTGCGGGGGAGCGATCCGCAAGGGATTTAAATTGGGGTTCATGATGTTCCATGAGGAACGGCTCACCAGCCAAAAGAATTTGAGTACACTAAACATACAAGTCCTATCTAGATGTTAAAATGTTAATTATAGCATCTTATAGCAGTATGTCAAGTGTTTTCAGTCCAAAATGTCAATATTTTCCTGAAGCAAGCACTATCTTGCAGATATGTTCCAATCTTTCTATGTGTTCATAGGCACGCCATGGAGTATTACCAATGGCAACAACACCGTGTCCTTTGATTCCTACTATATCAAACTTAATGTTACCTTCGCGATCCAAGCCTAGGTTGCGGTGACACGCTTCGCCCAGTTCTTCACTGATAGGAGGCACATCGCCTACATTAGGTGCTACCTTGGTATATCGATTAAGTTCTGGGAACGCATCCGAGATGGTACTCAAATCGATACCGGCATGCATTGCGGCAATGCAGTAAGTAGGATGTACGTGTACAACTACACGAACATCGTCCTTGTGTTGGCCCATTTCTTTTTGTAGTCCAAAGTGCAAAGGCATTTCACCTGTGGGTTCTAAACTACACGACAAATCTGTTTGTTCAATAACTGCCCATGTGTGACTAAAAACACTGCTACCATTACCACTGTTGATGCTTTTCCAGATTTTGATCTTCTTGAACATTTCTGGTTGCATGTTCTGTTTACGCACACCACTGGGTGTTACATAAAAGTGGTCACGGTCGTGATGACGTATAGAGATATTACCATCTCTACTGGTGATCCAATTACGCTTATAAGCGTCTACTAATATATCGCAACAAGTTTCTAACATTTAATCCCCTATACTCTAAAACTTTCACCACAACCACAACGATCACGTTCATTGGGATTGAAGAAATCAAATCCTTCATTCAAACCATTACGAACCCAATCCATTGTTAGCCCATTCAAGTAAGGCTCGTCCTTCATACTCACTAATACAGCAAACTCAGGTTGGGCATAGTTTGTTACACCAACTTCGTATTCTATACTGTCTACATATTCTAACACATAAGCCAATCCACTGCAACCGGTAGTTTTAACACCTATGCGGATACCCACGCCCTTGCCACGTTTTTCTAAATTCTGTTTGATTCGTTTACGTGCTGTGTCGGTTACGGTAATCATCTACTGCTGCCTTGATAGCATCTTCTGCTAGAATTGAACAATGTATCTTAACTGGGGGTAATGCTAGTTCAGTTGCAATTTCGCTGTTCTTAATTGATCCTGCTTGATCCAAAGTCATACCTTTGACCATTTCTGTAACAAGACTACTAGATGCAATAGCACTGCCACATCCGTATGTTTTAAAACGTGCATCAGTGATAATTCCATCTTGCACTTTAATTTGCAATTTCATTACATCACCGCAGGCTGGAGCGCCAACCATGCCAGTGCCAACACTGTCATCGCCCTTGTCAAACGATCCTACATTACGTGGATTTTCGTAATGATCAATTACTTTGTCCGAGTACGCCATTGATTGTTCTCCAATTTATTATCTTCCATATATTTTGCAGGTATTTCTTTTTGTCTGCTTGATAGTCTAATGCCCATGCATGTTCCCACCAATCAATTAACAACACAATATCATTTTTAATTTCGTGATTCAAAATGGTTTTGATCTTGCCGTCACGTGCCAAGTATACCCACCCACTGCCTTGTATCCTCATGGCCACAGTTTCAACTTGATCTCGAAATGCGTCATAGGTTTTGTAATGCTGTTCAATAAATGCTAAACTGGCATCATAGGGCCTATTGGAGCCTTGTGGTGCATGTAATTGTCCAAAGTATATGTTGTGTAAAAATGCGCCAGCCTCATTGAAATCATCATCGCCTTCGCCTTTGTTGTAACGATCAACATAGGCCTTGTACAAGGTGCCGTAGTGATAGTCCAGAGTTTCTTTGCTTTTGACAGGTGCTAACTCTGTACGTTCGTAGGGC